CTTTAAATTTTCTCCGGGGGATATTTTTTATATGCCTTTTATAGTAGTTATGGGCTGTTACTTTTGCTTTGGTGTTTCCGGTCTCCTTTCCACCACATTATTTTTGTATTAGGTCTCTTATCGCAACCTCCTTTCTGTTTATAGACGTTTCGAATAGTCCATAACTACTATAAAAGGCATATAAACTTTGACAAAACTATCTGTATTCTTAGCGAAAGGGAGAGAATAATGGCTAAAGCTAAGGTAAAAGTATCTTCTGAACCTTTGCCAAAAACTCGAAAAGCTATATCTCCCGAAGCTAGGGAGCAGCAATTGACCGCATTAGCTTTTGATTTGGTCGAAAGAAAGCTTAGAGATGGAACAGCAACGTCTCAGGAGACTACTCATTTTTTAAAGATCGGTTCTGCTAAGTATAAAGAAGAAATTGAGAAGCTTAGACGTGAAAACGAGTGGCTCAGAGCCAAGGCTTCAGCATTAGAGTCTGCTCAGAAATCCGAAGAGTTATTTGCGGAGGCTATGAAAGCATTTAGTCGGTATCAAGGTAGAGATTCTAAAGAGGAAGATTACTATGACTAGACGATATTCTGAGTTAATACTGTTACCAACATTCAAAGAGCGGTTTGATTACTTAAAGTTAGACGGTTCTGTTGGAGAAGATACTTTTGGATTTGACCGATATTTGAATCAACAGTTTTACCGTTCAAGTAAATGGAGAAAACTTCGAGACGAAATAATTTTGCGAGACAACGGCTGCGATCTTGGAGTCGATGGTTTTCAAATCTACGGTCAGGTACTTATTCATCATTTGAATCCAATAACTAAAGAGGATTTGTTAAACATGTCAGAATACTTGACAAATCCGGAGTATCTAATTTGTACAACTCACAATACACACAACGCATTGCATTATGGCGATAGTAATCTTTTGTTAACAGAACCAATTAAACGATTCAAATACGATACGTGTCCTTGGAGGATTAATTCGAATGAATGAAAGTATTTTAGATTCGGTCAAGAAAGCTATAGAAGGTATACGACCTGAGTATACGCAGTTTGACCCGGAGCTAGTGTTACATATTAATACTGTATTTTCAGTTTTGACTCAAATAGGCGTTGGACCTGAAGAAGGTTTTCATATAACGGGAAGCGACGAGACTTGGGAAGACTATTTGGGGGCAGACGATCTTACAAGCCTTGAAATGGTAAAAGATTATGTAGTAATGAGAGTCGGAGTAATGTTTGATCAAACAAAAACTGGAGCAGTTATTGAGTCAGCTAATAAAATTGCTGCGGAATTAGAATGGCGATTGAATGTGGCTGTTGATTGAGGAGGAATAAAATGAATACATTATACCATCACGGAATTAAAGGCCAAAAATGGGGCGTAAGACGCTTCCAGAATAAAGATGGGACCCTTACAGCTGCTGGCCAAAAACGACTGGCAAAGCAAGCAGATAAGCAAGTTGGAGCTGCGTATAGAAAAACAGCTAAATCTTATGGAGATGCTATTTCTGCTAGGGAAAATAGGGATTATTTTCACCACAAATACAAGAAAGCTAAGACTGAAAAAGCAGCTAAAAAATGGGCGGACAAAGCTATAGCCTGGGATAAGAAGTTTCAGGATTTAGATAAAGAGTATTATAAAAATGTCGTTGAGACTTCTGATCTTATGAAGAGTATTTCTAGTAATTCTAATTTTGTGACATACAACACACGAAGAAGTGTAAGCGTTAATAGTTCTGTGCGAGGCGGTGTAACAAGAGAAGTTGGGTATGACAGGAAGAGAGTTCTTAGTAATACTAGTAAGAACCAAAAGAGAGCTTCTAGGCGTAATAAAAAGTGGAAAGATTATACTATTGTGGATGCTTATTTTTATTAAACATATTGAGTGATTTTTATGGCATTATCTAATACAGCCGTTCCAAAGTATTACGGCATGTTCAGAGATGCCGTATTAAGAGGCGATATACCAGTCAATCGAGAGATTTCGATGGAGATGAACCGGATTGACGATCTGATTGCAGACAGAGGCATTTACTACGATTCAGAACCGGTTGAAGGTTGGATCGCATTCTGTGAAGCCGAGTTGACTTTAACTGATGGTCGTCCTCTAAAACTCCTAGATACTTTCAAACTTTGGGCGGAGCAAATATTTGGCTGGTACTATTTTGTAGAGCATAGCGTTCCAGAGCCAAATGAAGACGGCAGAGGCAGTCGCTATGTAACTAAACGAGTTAAAAAAAGATTGATTAATGAGCAGTATCTCATCGTAGGACGAGGTGCTGCTAAATCTTTATACGATACATGCATACAAGCTTATGGGCTTGTGGTGGATACTTCCACAACGCACCAAATCACGACTGCTCCAACCATGAGACAGTCTGAAGAAATTATTCAGCCGTTTGCTACGGCTATAACAAGGGCTCCAGGCCCAGTCTTTAAATTCTTGACTGAGGGTTCTCTTCAGAACACCACAGGTAATCGAGCAAATCGCAAACATCTCGCATCTACTAAAAAAGGAATAGAGAATTTCATTACCAATTCGTATCTTGAGATTCGTCCGCTTAGCATCAACAAACTTCAAGGTCTTAGAGTGAAGTACGCTACTGTTGACGAATGGCTTTCTGGAGATTTGAAAGAGAATCCGATTAATGCGATAGCACAGGGAGCTTCTAAAGGTGACGTACCAGATTACATCATTGTTGCTACAAGTTCTGAAGGAACTGTTCGTAATGGTTGCGGCGATACAATCAAAATGGAGCTTATGGACATCCTTAAAGGAGAGTATTATAACCCGCATGTTTCTATTTGGTGGTATAAGCTAGATTCAATTGAAGAAGTTGCTGACCCATATATGTGGATTAAAGCAAATCCTAATCTCGGAATCACGGTAAGTTACGAGACTTATGAATTGGAAAGAGAGAAAGCGGAGAAGGTTCCATCAGAGCGAAACGATATTCTAGCAAAGAGGTTTGGGATTCCTATGGAGGGTTACACATACTTCTTTACTTACGACGAGACGCTTCCGCATCGACATAGGGAGTTCTGGCAAATGCCGTGCGCTCTTGGCGCGGATCTTTCTCGAGGTGATGACTTTTGTGCTTTTACTTTTCTATTTCCATTACCTAGAGATGAGTTTGGGGTCAAAACTCGGAACTATATTACTACACAAACTCTTAATAAACTCCCACTTGCAATGCGAACTACTTATGAAGATTTCATCAAAGAAGGAAGTCTTATTGTTATGGAAGGCACTGTTCTTGATATGATGGAAGTTTATGAGGATCTTGATAGGCATATTGTTGATTGCAGATACGATGTTCAGGCGTTCGGATACGATCCATACAATGCCAAAGAGTTTGTAGAGAGATGGTCTACCGAAAACGGACCGTTTGGTATTGTAAAAGTTATTCAAGGAGCCAGAACAGAATCTGTTCCTTTGGGCGAACTTAAGAAGCTTGCCGAAGAGAGACTATTGTTGTTCGATGAGGAGATTATGCATTTTGCTATGGGAAATTGTGTAACGCTTGAAGATACGAATGGTAATAGAAAGCTTCTTAAAAAGCGTCTTGACCAGAAGATAGACTGTGTTGCGGCTCTTATGGATGCTTATGTGGCGTATAAACAAAATAGAGAGATTTTTGATTAGGTGAATTATTATGTATGATTACTATTTATACCATCACGGAATTAAAGGCCAAAAATGGGGCGTAAGACGCTTCCAGAATAAAGATGGGTCATTAACATCGGCTGGAAAAAAGCATGCAGCGGAAAAAGCAGATTCTAAAGAAAAAACAGGTTTGTCCGATAAACAAAAAAAAGCTGTTAAAATAGGTGCGGCAGCTGCTGGCACAGCATTAGCAGCATACGGGGCGTATAAGTATGCTCAAGCTAATCCTGACAAAATCGATGCTGATAGTCGTAGGCCAGAAGATATGTCTACGCAAGAGCTGCAGCAGGCGAATGCAAGAGCTAAGGCTCTTAAAATATATAAAAATAATAATAGTAGTAATCGATTAGAGACTGCTAACAATGCTGTTAATATTACTAGCAATACGATAAACAAATTACGTCAATCTAATAGAGAAGCTATGGCCGAAGAACGAAACTCTTATAAGAAACCAAGGATGGATCTTAGCAAGATGTCAGACCAGGAGCTAAGGCAAAGAATTAATAGAGAACAGCTTGAACGCCAGTATAATCAGTTATTTAACGCGTCTGAACCAACTGTTTCTAGAGGACGAACGAATGTGGATAGAATTTTGGGAGTTGCTGGAGATGTTGCTGCTGTTACTGGTTCTGCTTTGGCTATCGCGGTTTCAATACAACAATTAAAAGAATTAAAAGGTGGTAAATAATGGATTACATTAGCAAATACAATTCTTTAGATATATTATACCATCACGGAATTAAAGGCCAAAAATGGGGCGTAAGACGCTTCCAGAATAAAGATGGGTCATTAACATCGGCTGGAAAAAAGCATGCAGCAGAAGGATCGCAACCCAGAACAATGAAAGGTAATGCTCATAGAGCGCTTGCCAAAGTTTATAGTTTAAATGAAAAAACTTATAGCAAAATGGGCAATAAAACTATGGCGTCTATGAATAGACATGCTAAAAATGCTCAGTTGAAAAAAGCTGAAGAAGCAGATGCTAAAGGAAAAACAGGTTTATCTGATAAGCAAAAGAAAGCTGTAAAAGTAGGTGCGGCAGTTGCCGGCACGGCATTAGCTGCGTATGGCGCTTATAAGTTTTCAAAGTGGGTTGATAGTGAGAATGTAAAATTAGCAGAAAAAGCAGGTAAAGAATTTGGCACTCAATTCTTTAATGATATGAAGCCTAAAAATGGTATAACCGGGCATTATTCTTTCAACGAAATGCATAAGCGTGCCGCTGCTACTATTGGTGCTCAAACCGCTGGTGATATAGTGAATAAATATACTACTGGGGCGTTCACTCAGATAAATAAGGGAGCATCAGCACCGACTAGGATTAAACGAGCTTTCGATTCAAGAGCCATATCCAAAGGCAAGAAATCAGCGCGTGATGTATATGATTATAATAAAACCATAGGCTCAATGCTAGCTGTTGCTAAAGACCAGCCCAATTCGCCTTTCGCAAGATCCGTTAGGCAAGCTTCTGGTGGTTCTGCTGATATTGGGAAATTGGCAAGCCAATATTTAGAAAAACGAAAAGTAAGAAAGCGATAAAGGAGACAATCTTATATGGAAGTAACATTTGGTTCCAGGATTAAATCAGCTTGGAACGCTTTTTTTAACAAGGATCCGACACCATCGACTTATAATGAGTTTGGATTCGGTGATTCTTATCGACCAGATCGTCGACGTGTGGCGTATGGTAATGAACGTTCGATAGTTACAGCGATTTATAACAGAATAGCTATGGATTGTGCTGCAATTGACATTCGGCACGTAAAACTTGATGAAAATGGTCGTTTTACAGATATTGTTAAATCAAAACTTAATGATTGTTTCGAATTAGAAGCCAATATTGATCAAACAGGCCGAGCTTTTATGCAGGATGTTGTAATGTCAATGATGGATGAAGGCTGTGTCGCTATTGTTCCAGTTGACACAACCGCAAAACCGGATGGCACTGGTGCATTCGATGTTATCACAATGCGGACAGGCAAGATTGTTCGTTGGTATCCGCAGCATGTGACTGTTAGTGCATATAATGAGCTAACTGGAAAGAAGCAGGAAATTCGTTGCAGAAAACGGGATGTAGCTATTGTTGAAAACCCATTATTTGCGGTTATGAATGAACCGAATTCAACGCTTCAACGGTTGATTCGAAAACTAAATCTTCTGGATGTTATCGATGAGCATAACAGTTCTGGAAAACTTGATCTTATTATTCAGCTCCCATATGTTCTCAAAGGAGAACTTAAAAAGAGACAGGCAGAGGAACGCAGACAGGCCATAGAAAAGCAATTGATTGGTTCTAAATATGGTATAGCATATACTGATGGCACAGAACGAATCACTCAGCTTAATAGACCTATAGAGAACAACCTCATGTCTCAGATAGAGTATTTAACCAACATGTTAAATAGTCAATTGGGAATAACTCAAA